CGGATAATCGGGCCGGACGAAACTGAGCAGGTTGTCGAGATCAACAAAAGCATAGTTGATGTGCAGACCGGGAAAACGGTCATAATTAATGACCTGACCGTGGGCAAGTACGACGTCGAGGTTGACGTCGGCCCGAGCTATGCGACGAAGCGCATGGAAGCCGTAGACGCCATGCTTGAATTGGTCAAGGCCTTCCCGGCCATGATGCAAGTGGCCGGCGATTTGCTGATTAAGAATCTGGATGTCCCCGAAGCGCAAGAGATGGCCGATCGCATGCGGCGGATTATGCCGCCACAGCTATTGGGCGAAGCGCCGCCTCGACAACAAGTTCCCAACGCGATGCAACCGCAACAGGCGATGTCCGCCCCTCCCGGACAAGCGCCGACCCAGGGCCCTCCGGCCGGAATGCCTCCGCTGGCCGGAGGCCCGCCCCCTCAGCCGGGGCTGGCGCGGCAGGTCCCGCCGGAATTATTGGCTATGATGCAACAGGGGATGAACCGTGGATAGCGTTTCGCGCGAAACAATCAAGTGCAAGCCCGTGTTTGATCATGTAATCAACAGGATATGTTGCGTGGTGGGCGATGGCGGCAGTGCGGTCGAGGACCTACTTGTTTTCCGGGCCTACAACGTCCCGGCGGAATACGTGGCCGTGAACCTGGCCGGGCGGCTTTTGGAGCATCTGGGGATTCGGGTTGATCATTGGGCAACGTTAGAACCTCAGTTTTTTGCCGCGGAATCCCGGCGACTGGGAGATGCGCTGGCAAAGCACACCGGCGAGGACCTGGTGGAAACTGGTTTCGACTTTTATTGGAGCAAAAGGCCGCCTGGCTGGGACGGAACCGGCGGCCTGTTTGCGGCAAAAATAGCGTTGGCCATGGGATTCGAGCGGATTGTCTTGTGCGGTATTCCGATGGACGATTCGGGCCACTGGTATTCGAAAAATGATGATACCAGGGGCCTTGAGATATTTATCCAGCCGTGGATCGACTTTGCAACCCGGCTGGACGTGATCAATCGCGTCCGGAGCATGACCGGGCGAACTCGCCAGCTTTTGGGCGCGCCAACCAGGGAATTTTTGACGTTACCGGACGTAAACCGGGTTAAACACGCCTAAGGAGCGCAAATCATGACCGAGGAACAGCTACAAACGCAACAGTCAGAACCGACTGGCGACGAATCGCCTGATCAGGCCGAGGTTCAAGCGGACGACACGGCCGCGTCCGATGGTGGCGATCAAACGACCGGCGAATCCCCCGCCGCCGAACCCCGTCTCTCCGGGGTTCAAAAACGGATCGACGAAATTACCAGGGCGCGGCGAGAGGCCGAACGCGAAGCCGAGTATTGGCGTATGCGGGCGCAGCAGGCCCCGCCGGTGCAACAGCCGACGCCACAGGCTCAACCGGCCGGCGAACAACCTCCGACTCCGCAACAATTCCAGACCTATGATGACTATGTCACGGCCAGGGCTCAGTATGAGGGCCGTCAGGCGGCCATGGCCCTATATGTCCAGGCAGAGCAACAACGAGCCTGGCAGGCGGCGCAAACCGAGTATGTCCGGAGAGCGCAGAACTTGAACGAACGGCTGATTGCCGACGGGGCCAAATACCCTGATTTTGACGACGTGGTCAGGTCTCAACAAACCAGAATTACAACTGTAATGGCCGACGCCCTGGGGTACATGCCCAATCCGGCCGATATAGCATATTATCTAGGCAAAAATCGCCAGGAGTCAGCGCGAATCGCGCAACTGCCGCCGATTCAGCAGGCTATCGAGATAGCCCGCATCGGGGCGACACTGGCGGCGACCCCGACTCAAAAAACAGTTTCTACCGCGCCCGCCCCACCACAGGCTCTGGCCACGAGACGTGATTCCGGATCCCCGCAACGGATAGAAGAAATGCCTGACGCGGAACTCCGGAAAATGTCCATGGAAGAGTTCAACCGGCGGCGAGGGCGCAAGAGAGGATAAATTACAATGGCTTCGAGCAACACATTCATTACCCCGACGATCATCGCCAAAGAGGCTGTTAGCCTGCTTGAAAACAAGCTGGTGCTGGCCAATCTGGTTGACCGCCGCTACAAAAAAGAGTGGGAAAAAAACCCGCCGGCGATTGGTGCCAGCGTGGAAATCAAGCGTCGAACTGACTTTACTGTCCGCTTGGGCGCGACATATTCCAGTCAGAACATCACTCAATCTTACGAAACCCTGACTATCAACCTTCAACGCGGCGTTGACTTCGACTATTCCAGCCTGGAAGCGACCTTGTCCTTGGACGAGTTCTCCGACCAGATCATTCAGCCGGCCGTGATCCAGTTGGCAAACAAGGTCGAACGGGACATCGCCGGCCTTTACATCGACATGTACAATGCCGTGGGCACGCCGGGAACCCTGCCGGACAGTTACGGCGAGTTTAGCCCGTGCGCCCAGCGCCTGGATGAAATGGGCGTGGAAGAGGAAGACCGGTATTTGGTGGTGACTCCCGAAATCTATCACACCGGCCTGGCGACTGCGGCTGTGGGGCTCTATCAGAACGAGTTGGTCAAAAAAACCTTCCAGACCGGGTATGTCGGCGACGTGGCCGGCATGTCGAGCTTCATTAGTAACAACCTATCGACTCACACTGTCGGCGCCAAGGCGGGGACTACGCCCCTGACCAACGGCTCTGGCCAGACCGGGGCTTCGATTGTTACCGACGGGTGGACAGCCAGCACCGCCGACTGCGTCAAGGCCGGCGACATTATCACGATTGCCGGGGTTTATGCCGTTAACCCGATTACCAAAGACACCCTCCCTTGGCTGAAGCAATTTGTGGTGACCGCTGATGCGGATAGCGACTCCAGCGGCAACATGACTATCTCGGTAAGTCCGGCTTTGGTGGCGACCGGGGCTTTCAAAAACGCCAGCGCGTCGATTGCCGATGGCGCGGCCGTTACCGTCCTGGGGACCGCCAGCACTGCCTACTCGCAGTCATTCGCATTCCAGAAACAGGCGATTGCTCTTGCTTTTGTCCCCATGGTTTTGCCTCCGGGAACCGAGGCGGCTCGCGAAACCTACAAGGGCATTTCTATTCGTGTCGTGCGGGATTACGACATCGCGAATGACCTGATCCTCTGCCGGCTTGACGTGCTCTACGGCGTCAAATTGGTGGAACCGCGCCGGGCCGTCCGGTTGTTCAGTAGCCATTAACCTCAGCGGGGGCCTTGCGGCCCCCTTTTGCGGGAGATGTTTTGGACTTAATACGGGCGGCAATAATTGAAAAATACGACCATCCCTGGCGATTTGCGCGGGCCATAGGACGACCGCCGGCATTCGTTCATTATGTCACCGGCGGCAGACAGAAGTTGACCCCCAGACAAGCCGACACATGGTCAGAAAAGTTAGGGATAGAGATAGAGCTATTCGCGCCTTTTATCAAAACGAAACAGGTCCGACACTATGACCGATAAAGATTATGGATTCGTGATTTACGAAAAAATGTGGCTCTACCATCCAGTGCACGCGCCGGCGGGCAGGCTGTTTGACGGCGCCGACGTGATCCGGGAGCAACTCGACCGGGGCTGGTTCGACACTCCGGCGAAGTTCAAGGTCCCGGAAGTGCTGGCCAAAGTTGATTCGATGCCGGACTTTTCGAGCATGAGCAAGGCTGATCTGCAAGAGTGGCTTCGGGGCCATGGTGTGCCGTTCGCGATCAGGTGGGGCAAGGATGAGCTTATTCAGGCCGGAATCAAGGCGGTAATGGAATCATGACCACGGCCAGAACGTTGATTACGGCGGCGATGAAAGAGATCCAGGTCTTGCAATCCGGCGAAGGCCCGACCGCCGACGAGGCCCAGGACGCATTGGCAACCCTGAAGCGCCTCATCGGCATGTGGGCCGCCCAGGGCCTGATGGTCTGGTTCGACACGGTTGAGGCGTTGACCTTGATCATCGGGACTGCGGAGTATACCATCGGGACGGGCGGGACCATGTCCACGACCAGGCCCGAGGATATCAGGCGGGCCTATATCCGGGTGGACAGCGCAGACCATCCGGTCAAGATCATTTCTCATGGCGAATATCAGAGCTTCCCAAACAAAGCGACGTCGGCCAGACCGGCTTACTTGGCGTTCAACCCAGCTTATCCCCTGGGCAAGATCCACCTCTACCCCACGCCTGACGCGGCCTACTCTCTCTATCTTGTCAGCCACAAACCCTTGACGGCCTGGACTGCGCTTGATACCGATGTGTCTTTGCCGGCGGAATACGACGGGACCATCGTTGCCAACCTGGCGATTGCCTTGGCCCCTCAATACGGGGCGAGTGTGCGAAACGACGTGGCGGGCGCGGCTTTGTGGGGCCGGCGGCTGATCAAGCGGCGGGCGGCTACTCCGGTAGCCCCGGTTGATCTTGAGGTGGCCCGGATGACCCAAATAGGCCGCGCGGCTGGCCCGAAAACCGAGCGGCCGTTCAATTTCTGAGGTTGACATGCCGAACGCGCTGCAAGTATTAAATCCTCCCAACCAGAATCAGCTTTACCTGATCCTGAATAA